TATTCATCTTTTTACCACCATCATATGGCACAGCAAACCCTTCCATAACAAGTGTATCATTAATACTTCTAACATCAGATTCAGTTATAAACAATTCACCAAGAACTCTACCATACTTACCAACGCCATGTGATTTTATAATAAACTCACCATCATTATTATCTATTATCTCATATAAACGATGTTTAGCTGCCAACCCCAATTCCTTTTCTTGCAAAAACGTTGTCCTTGACTCGGCAGCATTAATAGCGTTCAATCTGATTCTTTTTGTGACTGAGACATCAAACCCTAAATCAATATAGGCATCTAAGGTATCACCATCTACGATCCGTTTTAAAATAGCATTATAAGTATACACTATTCTTTCTCGTCTGTTTTGTCAGATTCTTCAACAGAACCATCCAAATAATGCATATATGTACCAATAATATATTTATCATTAGATTTTGGTTGTTCTCCCAAATGTGGGTGTGTCCAAAATGGAGGAAATATAGATATAGTACCTTTCTTGGGTTTAATATTAATACCATATTCAGGAAATATAGTTTCACCGCCTTCCTCAACATCATTTAAATATAAAAATATAACCAAAAATCTTCTTGCAGATGCATGATCACCAACATCAACATGATAATTAAAAAAATGATTTTCTGTATGATCATACTTCTTTATACGAATTTCCTCACACGCAGCATTAGATGGAAAAAATGATATGTTATAAAATCTACGATAACTCTCAATATAATTATAAATCAAATGCATAAATTCAACAGACAACTTAGAAGATTCAGTAGTTGGTTTCTCCCCCCTAACAAGTTCTTCATCAAATAAATTCAATTCATTAAAACACCGAAAATCTTCATGTTCAACCAATCGTTGTTTATCTTCATTTTCATCAAAAAACTTAACAACCTTATCACACCATTCAGCATCTACCGCATTTTCATATACTGTGATAAAAGCCTTATTCATGTCAGGTTCAATAACTACAAAGTCATCTTTACTTTCAGTAGAATCTTCTGTTATATCTTCCAACTCAAGTGTTGGTTCAACACTTTCTTCAACTTCAACAGTCTCAACATCTTTTTTACTCATAATACTATCTCCACATTTCCTATACGTTTATTAAAATTCTTAGTCGTGACATCATTACCACCCCTTTCATTAGTTATAGTTGATTGTGCATTATCGGACACATCATATAACCTCATTTTAGATTTATCAATCCCAACAACAAACCGTTTAGTTACATTAGGATCATTATATCTATTCTTTAATTGTTTCACCATAATCTGATTCATTTGTTCTAATTCATCATTAGACATTAACGCAAACATCAAATCAGCTGTAGCTGGTAATCCAAAACTCTCCGATGTATCTTCTAAACCTATGTCAGAAGATACAAATCCTTGTCTATTAACTTGTGTAGCACTAAATATTGGAACGTTATGTTCTACAGCAAGTCCACGTACTTCTTCTGCAATTGATTTAATTAAAGTATACGAATTCACATTACTACCATTCTTCAATCTAGAAGAACTACATATATTCAAATAATCTATAAAAATAACATCTGGTTTAAATGAACTCTTAATCCACAACTCATTTAACAAATGATTAAAATGACTAACCGACGCCGAAGCAGTAGGATATTCTTTTATTATCAACTTACCAGTACTCTTTTTCTTAACACGATCAATACGTTTAGTATATACGTCCAAACTAAGATCCTTCAATTGATGTATTGGAATATCTAATAAATTAGCATCAATTCGTTCTGCAATCTTTTCTTCTGACATCTCCAATGTAATATACAATACACTATACCCACTCATCATATGTGAAGCAGCCAAATCACACATAAATAGAGATTTTCCAACACCAGTTCCAGCCATCGCAATATTTAAAGTCTTTCTTGGTACACCACCATTAGTTATCTTATTAAATTTATCTAAATGAAATGGGATTTTTTCCTCCTTTTCATTATAAAAATCAAACCTCTTCTCATAATCACCTATAAAATCATGTCCAACATTAGTATCAAATGAAACAGCCAGAGCATCACTCAATATCTTCGGTATTTGTCCTTTATCCTTTTCACCAACATCATCAATTATACTAATTGACTCCAAAACAGCATTATATAAAGCTCGTTCTTGACACCAATCTTCCGTAGTATTAACTACATATTCCAAATCCTCTTTAATATAATCATCTAATACATCAACAACACTAACCACATTACCATACAAATTATCGTTTATATTAACAGAATCTAAACTAATCCGTAAAGCATTTGTAGTTGGAACATTATTATAATGTTCGAAATAATTATCAATTATATCATATAATGTTCTATATTTATCTTCGCTAAAATAATCACTCTTGACATAAGGCAATACCTTTCTACAATATTCTTCATTATGTGTTAAGTTCTTCAATATCATCAATTCCGTTAGACTCATCTACACTCTCATATTTATCAACATATTCATATAAAACAAAATTTAAAATCTTACCAACTAATACTTTAAATTCATCTGAACTATCTGCGGTCTCAACTGTAAACTTATTATTACCAACCAACGTATTATACCCATACTTGATAGTTAATTCATCACCACTCTCATCAATATTAACACCGTCATATTTATATATAATGTCTTTATATTCCCCAGTCTTAATTCTAATAGCATAATAATCCTCATGTTCAGACTCTACCACTTCATACATTTTCTTAAATTCTGATACACCATCTTCTGAAGTCATAAAAGTAGCACAATCACTTAATTTCTTTAATTCATCCATATTATCCATAACAATTCCCTACTCAGTATTAAACAAATAATCATCATCAGTCATAATCGACTTATTACTTGATATACAATACGTATTACTTAAATAAGTTAAAAATTTCTCAGATTTTAATATAGGGTTCCAAAATTCTATATTATTTGTAGTTGATGATCTAAACTTTTTATCTATAATCTCACCAGTTTCTAAATCAATAAGATTATACCACCCACCAGATCTCTTTATTATACCACAATCTACTGCCATGTCAAGCAAACCAGACCACCTATCCAAACCATTCTCAAAAGAAACATTTATAGGTATCTTTGACTTCTCTTTAACATACCTAGATTTCTCTATATTAATTATAAAATTATAACCCATCAGATCAGAACCAGCCTTTTCTTGTTGTCTACCAACAATCCATATATTATCTGAAGAATAATATGCACCCTTACCACCCGACACCACTTGTCTTGAATACATTTCTTGTGTATCATACGTATGATTAATAACAATCAACGGAATATCTTTTAATGTTAAATGTGGTGTAACCATCCTAAATAATGACTTAAATTGTTTAGCCCTTGTCATATCAGCAGCACTCTTCTCAGAATGAGCATCATCAACCTCTTTTTTCGATGCTAAATTACCAACAGAATCTATCATAATAAATATTCTATCATCACGACTGATTTCCTTCACTTGTTTCATAATATCAAATTTAAGTTCCTCTAAATCTGTAACAGGAACATGTAACACTCTACTAGTATCAATCTCAAATGTATCAAAATATGATTGTGGTGTACCAAATTCACTGTCATAAAATATACATATAGAATCTTCATACTTATCCATATACGATTTCATGCATAATAAACCAAAAGCAGTTTTAAAATGTTTTGATGGTCCAGCAATCATAGTCAACCCAGAACTAAATCCACCAAAAGGACTTCCAGAAAAGGCAATATTAATAGCAGGAACTTTAGTAGTCACCACGTCGTTGTCATTCAAATAAATAGAATCTCTCAATACGGAAATTCTATCTTGTAAAGTAGAATTCTTCCTCATTCGTTCCATTAACCCCATATACTTCTCTCCTTATAAAAAATCATCTAAAACATTTCTATGTTCAACATCCCAACCAATAGAATCGGTTATTGTCTTAATTGGATCTAAAAATGATTTAGTAAATTGAATGTCATAATTAATATACTTATTTAATTTAAATTCTGGGGGCAACACATCCAACATAGAAATAGTATTATTATTAATAGGATTCGGTACTATTAAATAACAAAACTTTATCTTATCACCCGATTTAATAGTTTGATATTTACTACTTAAACCCAAATCACCAAGTAAAAAATTATAAAATAAAGCACCCTTTACATGTATTGGAGTACCTTTAATATATACATCTCTACTACTATAATATTTGTTAATACCTTCATTAATACCACGTGGAAATGATATATCCATTATATCCATTTTTTTAAATTCCAATCTGAAATCATCAATAAAGTCTATTAAATCATCATTATTTTTATTAATTATAATTCCCAAAGACTCTTTAATTTTTTCTCTACATCGTTCAGGAGTAGAACTTCTAACTGCCTCTATACCCATCATCTTCAATTTAGGTGTAGAATATCTAACACCCTCATCATCATATACATTTAATATATATCGTTTCTTGGATGTCCATATACCAACATCTGCAATAACTTCACGTGACATAACCATCTTGTTTTCATAACAACCCATATAATTATATAAATCCAAATACGCAGATAACAACATTGGTTCAAACTTTTCTTTACATATCTTGTCAAGAATATCAACAACCTTAGATTTATCAGAAACCGGTAATCCCAATTTACTAACTAAAGGAGTAAAATTAACATATAATGAATCAGTATCAATAGCAACAACATAATCACCACAGGTAGTTCCTAAAATACTATCAATATACTCATTCATATATTTCTCTGCCCACTTAATAGATAATTGTCCAGATAAAGTAACAGCCTCAGCAACTCTCAAATCATAATATCTAAAATATGGATTACCCATAGCACCATATAATGCGTTCATCATAATCTTAATAGCTAATTGTTGATTATGTAATGATGATATATTATTATCTAAATTATTACCAGATTCCACTTCACGTTTCTTCTTAAGTGTAATCATATCAGATTTAATAACAAGACGTTCCGAATACAACTTATCAATTACAGATGGTATCACACCAACAACATCTGTTCTATAATGTGTTCCATTTGCAGCCATAGTTATGTCTGCCGAATCATATTGTCTGTCAAACTCTTTCACATTCAAACAAGACTCGACATCAACACCACTAGTACTAGATGGTAAAATTGTCTCAGGCGACATGTTATATTGTTGTAATAACATAGGATATAGACTATTTAAATCAAATGACACAACCCACTCATGTTTACCTAAAATCGGTGGTTTAACATATCCACCGGCAAATGTAGACTTAATATTTTCCTTTTTTGGTGGTGGAAGCATATTTCTACCACACAATAATCTATATATATAAGTATCCCATATCAATGTAGTACCAAACACCGAATCATAATTAACACCCGCCTTATACGCCATAGTAAAACACAAAGACATTAACCGTAATTTATCATCCAACCTGTCAACAATTTCAACATCTTTTATATTATAATCAATATACAATTGAAAATCATTTAAATACAACTCATGCAAACTAGAATGTTCAGAGTAATCTAGTTTACGATCACCCAATTCAACATACGCAATATGATCTAATCTATATGACTCTCTATTTACATATGTAAACTTTTTATATAAATCTATATAATCCACCTGTTCAACACCAACAATACTATAATATTGATGTTCCTTTCCCATCTTAATAGTACGTCGATCACGAACAATTTTCCATGGGGAAATCTTACTAACGTAATATTTACCAAGTACTATTTGTACACGATTAACAATATATGGGATATCAAAAAATTTAATATTCCACCCAGTTATCACATCTGGTCTATGTTCTGGTGATGACCAAAACTTTATAAAACGTTTTAAAAGATCACTCTCATCCAAACATCTAATATATTTAATATTTAAATGTTTATGTGGTGATTTGTCAACATCATAATCCCTATAACCAAAGACATAATATATATTCTCATTATCTTTAACAGTTATTGCAGTTATAGGTTGGGCACTTATTTGTGGATCCGGAAAACCATCACCAGACTCAACTTCAATATCAATATTAGATACATTAATAAACTTCTCATTATATTCTATATCATTTGAATATCTATTATAGATATATTGAGATATATAATTAGACATACCATGGATAGAAATATCAGTATCATTGTATCTAGAAATAAATTCAGTAGACTCTTTCATACTACTGAATTTCATTTCCTTTAAAGGTACACCTTGAATAGACAACCAATCTTTATTAGAATTACCAAATTTATAGTAATCTTCCGCATCAGAATTGCACTCTAAATACATAGTTGGTTCAAACTTCACTCTCTCTGATATAAAATTACCATCTCTATCATACCCATTATATAATATATCATTGCCAGAACGAGCAACCGTAGTATAGAAAAAATCAACACTCATAATAAAAAAAACTCCAAATTATAAACTATATTTTAACAAACGCAGAACTACCCGATTTAATAGGTCTATTCGCACTCGGTATTACTATACCAGCACCAAATATTTTATTATATTCATTCACCAAATCAATCACAGGATCAACAACAAATGCAACAAAATCAACACTTATATTAATACAATCTTTCGCATCTGTATATGGCATAAATGGTGCCAACCCTATCCTTGCCGTTGCGGTAGTAGGATCAGAATATGAGGTAGCCAATTGACAAACATTCTTTAATTCATAAATACCATCTTCTAGTTTAACCTCACCCATTAATTCCTCGCCAGATATCAATCGTATAACTTTAATACTACTCACTTTTTGTTTCTTCGTCTTTTTGTGCAAAATGCACTAACAAACTTTTTAATTTGTTTTCAGAATCACTCAATTTATGCAACCATAAATCTAATTCTTCAGTAATGGATGAGTCACCAATATTTCTATCTGGTACAACTGGATTATCAAACAAATTTTTAATATGTGCTATAGCCTCATCTCTCTCATACTCATACTTACGTATCATAGTTCTCATAAACAAATTATTTACATAGTTCATTACACTCTCCCATTAATTAAATCAATCTTCCCAATCATAAGACTCACCAACTTTAAGTCCATATTTTCTTGCCATTCTTCTGGCGTGTTCACCCACATAATCACCTTCACCATATGTAGAAACAATCCACTCTCTTTCTTCTAATATTTCATCTCTCCGTATTGAACATACACGAACAATATCCAATAAGCAACGACGTGATCTTTTAGACGCGGAATAATTATTTTTTAAAAATTTATCATTTTCTATCTTATACTCATCAATCAATCGTTGCAATTGTTCATAAGTATCCATATTATTTACGTTTACCTATGTTATATTTCGGGATCAACTCCCAATCCTCTTTCTCTTTATATGGTATTACCTTTATCTGTGATATTGGAGCAATTTCAAATTCATCAGGTCTAACAACCGTAATCAACCCCCATTCATCAAGTAACGCAACAATCTTATTTCTTCTAGCCCTATCATTGGCAGAAAAATCTGACATTTTACCATCTAATAAAAACAACTCCTTGAAATGTACAATATAATACTTATTCTTCTTGTGTAATATATGACAAGATTGAAACAACTTCTTCTCACGTTTAGAAGAAACTCCTATACGTGTTAATGTTTCAATAACCCTAAGAAAATCATCTTCATCTTGTAATTCTACTTCAACTAATCTATCTACGACATCCATCATCTCCATAAACTCCCATGTCAATCACCCTTATACATAATATTTTTAATATCTTCAATTTGACACTCCATCAAGATATCAATTACAACTTCAGTTTTTTTATTACTATAATTATAATACTCCTTAACAAAGTCAAAATCCCTATGTTTCTTCTTCTTTGGCCAAGTAGCGTATCGCTTACTTGGTCGTATTATATTTAGTAAATAATCAAACTGTAATTTATTATCTAAGTGATGTAACATATTCATTTCATTTGAATATAAAATAGTATCCTTATACATAGAAAACACTTTACATATCATATATGGACTATAATTAGTTGTCCAATTTTCATCATCAGAATCTAATAACTTCTCCTTCGTATATGATATGGAATTAACATAATCTTTAAAAAGGTCATAACTCATATCATTTCCACTCACATTCAACCATTAATTCCGTCAAACACGCAACTAAATTAATCTCATCGTTTGCAACAAAATATGATTTATACTGATACTCACCAAGAATAATAACAGCCTGTGGGATTGACCTACTCTCAACATACTGATATAACCCATCATATATCAACCTAAATATAGAATTAACGTCATTATCTAAATTAGATACTACCCACTTTCTCATTTCACTAAACTTTTTATTTTTTAATGAAACGCATAAATCTTTAATATCAGTCATATCGGATAATATACCAACATCAATCACACCATTACTAGAATATGACTGTAATTCATTAATACACCTACGCCAATCTGGAAAATGATCTACTAATAATGATCTAACAACATCAGATTCATATTCAACTCCTTCCTCCTTTAAAATATAACACAATCTATTATAAAATTTAGAAGCTAATTTAGACTTTTCTTTATTATCTATATTAAAGTCAACAACACTACACCTACTATGTAGTGGTTTTATTATTTTATTCTTAAAATTACATGTAAAAATAAACCTACAATTATGTGAAAATTCTTCAATAAATCCACGTAAAGCTGGTTGTGCCATATGAGATAAATAATCAGCCTCATCAATAATAATAACTTTATCTTTTCCATCCAAAGATACTGATGATGCATATTGTCTCAACGTGGTACGTATTCCATCTATACCATTATCTTCGGTGCCATTCACAAAAAGATAATCATAGTTTAATTCTTCACACAAAGCCTTTGCAACTGTAGTTTTACCAACACCCGGTCCACCTGATAATAACAAATTAGGCATAACACCAGTTTCCACTATAGAACTAAAGGTTTTACCTATACCATCAGGTAATATACAATCCTTAATAGTTTTAGGTCTATATTTTTCTACCCATAAAAAATTATTACTCATAATAAAAACTCCATAATATATACATTAATCACACAGACTTATAATAAGAATCAGACTCCAATGACACCCAATATTGAATTGATTCACTTTGATGTTTAAATGTTGCTAATTTACCACCAGAAACATCAATCTCATATGCACCATCATATAACTTAAGATTCTCAGACTTAAAATATATCTTGAAATCATCATCAGATTTACCAACTGGTTCTCTAGCAATATCCGATAAATCACTCTTTTTATCTATTGCCACGAAATAAATAATACCATTATCCGTCATTAATGCATAATCTGGCAACGAATTAATGTAAGATACTTTCTTAATTCGTTGCAAACAATCATCAGACAAAACAACTGAAAAATCAACATCTGGGAAATCCTTACTATTGTCGGGGTTATGATCAGAACCATCCATCTTAAATGTTTTTTTAGGGTGAACAATTACAGTTTCATCCGAAGCTCTAAACTCATAAGTTCTGTCATCATTTGACATCATTATGCAGTTTTCCATAAATTCTAAATTAGGATATATCTGTAAATTAGATAAAAATCTAGGTAAATCATATATGCCTATCTTATTAGGAAATACTTCTTCAACATCAGCTGATACTAAAACATTTCTCATAATAGACATAGACGACAACCGACTACCCATATTCAATAAAATTGATGGGTTTACTAATGCAAAATTTCTTAAAATTTGTTGTGTTTTCTCACTAATTATCATGTTGTACTCTCCTGTTCATCGTTATAACCCTCTGATCTTGATCTAAAACCTTTCACCAGATCTCGTCGAATTTGTTCCTCTCTTCTTTCTCTAATGTCCATATCGGGTTTTCTTTTCATCCCTACCATCATCTTTTCAATATTATCTTTTTTCGTGATAAGTTTCGTTCTTCTTATCTTCTTCAATTGTTTCCGTTTCATCATATTTGTCATAGACATTACTTTATATCCTCAATTATCATTCAATCAATACCATTATAACAGATAATCACCCAATTGTCAAATGTTATTGAATAATACTAAAATTACCAACCTTTTTATATAATATTATATTCTTAAACTTATCATATAATATATCCCCCTTATGTGATATAATAAATATATTATGATCTACAAAAAAACCAATCAATCTCAAAAAATCTTCAGTACCATTAAAATCTAAACTAGAATCAAATACTTCATCTAATATTAATAAATTAGTGTTTACTGAATTCTTCATCCTTGCAATATCCCTCCACGTAAATAATAAAGCCAAATCAATTCGCATTCGTTCACCTTCAGAAAATGAACTATATGTAAACTTATCACGATTCCTTGAATTTATAGTTTCATTAAACTTCTCATCCAATTGGAAATTAACGTAAAAATTCATTTCCCTAAGATACTTATTAATATATTTATTAATAAGAGGTAAATAATATCTTATTATTGAATTCTTAACACCATCTTCATTTAATATCCTAGACACAATATCATAATAATGTCTATCTTCCAATAAATCTCGCTTTCGTTCTACATAATCATCATATTCATGAGTATATGATTCAAGATCATCATATAACCCATTTATTGAAGTATTATCATTTTGCATTGTTTCGGTTTCGTTTTGAATTATTGTTATATTATTATTAATATGATCAACGTTCCAATTACACTCTGTAATAATAGATTTATATTCTGTTATTTCACCTTCAACTAACAAAACACTTTCTATATTATTACTTATCCTCTCACATTCTAAAACAACTTCATTTAATGATGAATTAATTTTATCAACCTTAATATCACAATCACTAACCATAAACTCTTTATACTCAATACCTATATTTTGTTTACATGATGGACAATCATCATTATTATGAAACCATTCTATCATATCAATTTTAGAACGTACTGTATTCTCAAGTTTATACCGTATCTTATCAATAGCAATCTTACGAGACTTCAATCCTGAGATATCCAAAACATCATTAGATATATTAACAATTTTAATTTTGGTTTCTTTAATCTTATCAACATATTCTTTAATATTTAATCTATACGTTAATATCTTATTATCATTTCGTTTAATAATATCATCAGTATTACGTTCAGTATCCTTAATATATCCTTCTTGTAATAATATTTTTTGTTCTAATAAATCTATTCTAGAGGACACATCCAATAAATCCAACCTACACTCAGAATTTTTAACCTTAATATTCTCATTCATAATAGAAAATATCTTAATATCAAGAATATCTTCAATTATATCACGTCTATCTGACATATTCAATTGCATAAAAGGTATAAAAGTAGCAGACCCTAATAAAACAGTTTGTGTAAATGATTTATAATTCAATTTTAATATATTACATTCTAGATATTTTTGAGAATCTTTAATCTTAGAATCCTGATCTAATAAAACATCATTTATATATAACCTAAAATTATTAGGTTTAATTGAACGAATTACCTTATATTCATTATCTCCTATTGTAAACTCTATCTCAATTACACAATCCTTATTATTAACAGAATTAACTAATTGTGGCTTATTAATCTTCCTAAATGATTTACCAAACAATCCAAAAGTAAGTGCATCCAATATAGTAGATTTACCAGAACCATTATCTCCAACTATTAATGTGGAATGATTAACATTTAACTCAACCTCCGTAAACCTATCGCCAGTAGACAAAAAATTCTTCCATCTAATTCTTTCAAATATAATCATATACTACATCTCTCTAAGAACATCCATATATACATCATTCAATATAACCTTCAGTCTAGATTTATCTACATTAACATCATATCCATCTATATATTTTGATAATAATGATATAGTATCATCTTCTAGTGATAATACATTTTCGTTTAATCTATCTTCAATTTCAATATCATCTATAATATCAACATCAGCTACATTATTTTTATACAACATATCAATAAATAAATCAAACTTATATATATCTAACTTTTCACGAACAATAACCTTAACAAATTTATCTGTATATAAAGAATAGTCAATATCCATATCATCATAATATTCAATCTTCTCAAACATAGTATAAGTATTCTGTATAAATTCCAACTCACGTGTCTCTGTATCAAATATATGAAATCCACGGTTATCTTTATAATCTGACCACGTTAACTCATAAGGATTGCCCAAATATGTAATATTTCCATCAGTCGATTTATGATGGAAATGTCCACTATATACTATATCAAATTTATTAAACTTAGATTTATCAACACCATCCATACATTTAACACCACCATTCATCATAAACCCAGCTATCTCTAAATGTCCCATTAAAATATCAGCATTAGTACCAGATATATGATTATCCACTTCATTATAATTATCATCATTTATCCATGGACACATACATATATCAACACCATCAAACTCAACTGTTTCAATAGAAGAATAAATCTTAGGGGATAACAAATTATTAGTATCTATCAGAGAATCCATAGCATTAACTTTATTAGAATTCTTAAAATAAGTATCATGATTACCTATGATAATGTGCATGTCAATTTCATTATCATAAATCTTTTTAAGAAAACCATTCTTAAATTTATGCAATATATTAAAATTTATAAATTTCCTACGATCTACCACATCACCTAAATGAATAACCGTATCAATATGCCTATCCTTTAATTCTTTAAAAAATATATTATCATAAAATTTCATCATATAATCATAAAATAATAAAGAATCGTTCCTGGCTCCCCAATGTGTATCAGTTATCAATGCGATTTTCATTATGTTTCTCAATTTTATTAGATTTTACAGATTTAACACTATTACGTGATATACGTTTATCTTCCTGGAATTTCTCAAATTCATATAAAAATTTATCAATATTACTTCTATTATCCCTAATATAATTTAAATAAGAATCTTTAACAGTAGTAACATCATTAACATCCACTCCTTCAGTCTCTAATGCATTAGACGTATATATAGACTTATATTTAATATATAATTGTTTCTTTTCTTTCTGAATTCTTCTAATAAATGCAAAATATATTATCTGTGTGAAATATGAAAACGGATTAGCTGACTTATCTGGATTAAAATTATTAATATATAATAAACAATTTTCAATACCATCACTAACCATATCATCTCTATAAGTATAATTTATAAAATTAGGTCTATACGATAAACCCTCAGATATTTTCATTATACATTCACATATATATGATGATACTTTAGGTGAAACTCTATATAAATGATAACTCTGTCGGGATGTTGGTAAGATAAGATTTTCTAATATATATATATTAACACCACAATCAATAACATACCATGAATAACTATTACCAACCGTATCTAAATAAGACTTATAATTAACATATGATGTCCTATAAATTATCATCTGTTTTAAAAATTCAGAATTATCAACATAATGTTGGGTTTTTTTAACATACCCTTTCTTCATTTATATTCTCCATAATTAAAATACACATATTATATATTATACACCAATATTGGTGTATTGTCAAGTCAGATTAAGTAAGCTTGACAATACACCAATTTTATGTTATTATAGTGCTGTTGGGGTTTAAAGTTTTAATTAATATAGTATTTTCCAATTGGTTTTAAGTCAATTAATTCATCTGCAATACTTTCTTCTGAAGCAGCTGATGAGAATTTATTATATATCATCATTACTTCATTTGAAGGATTATTAATTGTCATTATTTTATCATATGATAAAAATGATGTGATATCATCTGTAAATATATTGTCTTCCATAATATATATATTGCTTTCTTTATATGATAATTTTAATATATTGGTAATATTAACGCCACCATTGTCTTCATCATATTCTAAGTCACCTATGATAAATTCATTTGTAATTAATTTAACAACATATATTGTCATTCTATATTCATATTATTAATTTTAAAGTTGAATTTCTCTTCATTATATATATTTAATCTTTCATAAAAATGTTTACATACAAAGTTTACATATTTCTTATATCTTAAATCATCAACAATATCATATAAAATTGATATATTATTATTATCACTTTTACGTAATGCACGACCAATTGACTGTAAACTTCTAATACGACTCTTTGTTGGAGATGCAAATATAATATTATGTAGATTTTTTATATTAATACCTGTAGAATAGGTTCCATATGATGCTATGATTATAGATTCAGTAGCATTATTTTCAACCTTTAATCTTATTTCTTCTCTAATATCAGCTGATACTTGGCCAGAAATAAAATATATAGACTTATTTTTAATATTATGTTTTATCAGTTTATGTAATGGTATACCGTGTTTTTCTACATAATTATACAATATTAAAGTATTACCATTTAATGATTGTGCTAAGTTACTTATTATTATATTCCTTCGTTTATTAGATATTATCCAATCCAGTTCTTCATGATATTTAAGTTTTCTTACTTCTTTACATTGAGATTCTTTATATTTTAATACTATGCATTGTATTTTAAAATCAGATAATGTATTAGAATCTATTAACTTTTTTGTTGTTGTTATTTGTTTTATATCACCAAACAACCCATTCAACACTAATTTATGTGTGTGTGTACCATCTAATGTGCCAGTTGTACCAAATCTATATTTACAATGAACTAAATTATTCATTATTTTTATAAGAGAGTTTGATTTAAAAGAATGACATTCATCACCAATAACTAAACCAAATTGATCATAATATTCTCGTTTAAGTTTATATATTGATTGCCAAGTTGATATAATTACACTTTTATCGGTGTCTTTAGACTGACCTTGATAGATTTTATGACATAACTTTTCAACGTTGAATCCATAATCTTTAAAGTCACCATACATTTGAGACACTAATGATGTGGTGGGCACAATTATAAGAACTTTTTTATTGTTTAAATCTGGGTGTAATAAGAAAAATCTGATAATAGAGTATATTATCAACGATTTGCCAGAAGCAGTAGGAGACAACAACACGGCACGACTGCTGTTAATCGCGTGCATTATGGCATCAAGCTGGTAGTCTCGGTATACAATATCTTTACCTTTAGATTTGGGGGAAATATAACGAGATAATTGACCCATGTCTGTTTTGTTGAAATGGTTGTTGGGGTTCGGGGATTCACTATCAACAACATCGTATCCGTTGATGTTGCAGAATTCTATTACTTTATTTTTCAATCCTGTGTATATTTTTCTGTCAACAGGATTAAATAATCTTATATTACCATCCCATATTTTCTTTTTATATGTGGGCATGAATTCTGCACCAGGAACTTTAAATGTAAAATAATCAACTAATTCTTTGAGTATGTGCATTTCAGGAGAATCGATTTGCAAATAAGATTCATCCAGTTTATAAATTATAATATGATTATTGTCTGTCAAGAAGCTTCCATGAATCGTTTAAAATCAATTAAATTCTTAACAGACCACCGTTTGTCACCCAACAAGTCCAGTGTTTTATCTATTAGGTATAATGTCTGTTTTGTCATTTCATATTTTAATTTATATTCACTTATATACTTATCACAATCTATCCATGACATTAATTCAGATTTGGATATTTTATTACCATGTATTTCCCAACCTAAATTATTTATTTCTTTATCAGACAATTTACCATAATAATACAAAGTTCTTAATCCTGTTATCTTTTTATATTCTATAGACATAGTTAATAATTTAGACTTATATATTTGTTGATATTCTAACCATTTTCCAATCATTAATTGTGTATTAACTATTTCACCGTTTTGATCACCGATAGTTAATATATCGATTTCTAAATCCGATTTAGATTCTTCTATTAATGTTTCTAATGTAATCATATTATATTATTTATTTTCTCCACTTTTAAATTAGTAAATTGAAAATCAACAATACAAGCAACATTATTAGTCATAGTATCAGTTGTCGTTAGTGTGACTTCAGATAATGAGGTAGGGAATACATCATAAAAAGATAATTTCATTACTGGTTGTTGGTTATTATCATATAACAATAAAAATGCAGTTGTTGTTATATGGTCAATAGATTCTGTTAAAAACTGTCTGCTTTTAAATCCTGAATATTGTTGAAAATTATCTGGAAACCCCAATCCAGTGAACCATTCATATAATTCAAACCAGTTTTGTAAATCTTCATTGACTATAAAGGAGATATTAATAGTACCATATGATAATCTATCTCCAGGTTCTTTCCTTTGTATGAATGTAGTATCTATAGGAGTTTCACCTAGATTTATAGATGGAATACCTATAGTCTGTATAAACCCACTCAAAGAAGGACATAAGTCTACTTCAAATTTGAATGATTGGTTGTTAAAATAATTTGAATTTATTTCCATAATAATATATTGTTAGTGAGTTATATAATATTTATAACACAAATATTATACACAAAAAAAAGGGTCACCTAAGTGACCCTTAATAATTTCTTAATGTTTATTATTATTATATTAACTTCTTAACTATGGTTGAACAGTCATTAAGTGGTCAATTCTAAATAAACGATAATATACATTTGAACGAGCAGTCAAACCAGAACCAGCGTCAGCGCCACGTGCAAATGGATTTGAAGCCAATCCGTAACGAGTTTTAAACCCGATTTTAGGTTGGAAAGTTTCATGTCCAACTGCACGAACCATTTGTAATGGAACATATGGACAATAGAAAATACCAGCGTCATAAGGTGAAGTACCTTTATATGCCAAACATGCCATTTCATACGCACCACCTGAGTCAAAATATGGGTCAATGAAAACTTTCAATCTACCATTAAGTACTCCAACAAATGTATTACCAGTATCATCAGGAGTTAATGAGTTGTTACTTGATAATGCTGGGTTAAAATCTAACACACCAGCCATTGATAATGCAGACGCAACATCAGAAGAACATATTAATATGTTAGCTTTACCACGACGTGTTAAACGAGCAATTGTGTTCATTTCTCTTTCTAATTGAAACATCAAACCTTTAAATTTCTCAACAGACCAACGACCATCAGCATCTTCAGTTAAATCAAAAATACCTTTAGTCTTTGTACCTGATTGAGCACCCAATTTAGCAGCACCATATACAGTACGAATAACCTCACGATTTATTTCTGATACAATTTCAGTTGAAAGAATATTAGATAATTCAGATTCAGCATCTAAACCATGAACAGCTTTTAGATCTTGTGCCAATTCAGTAGTATACTCTGCTTTCAATGCACGACTTTCTGCGGTAACAGTAACACGTTCAATTGAGAATGCCATCTCGTTGAAATCACCACCCTGACCTAAATCATTAGAACCAACAAACCCACCAGAAGCATTCCGGGCACCTAATCGTTCTGCATGATCTACTCCAGCACCTTTACCAGATGTATGTGAATGTACGTCATCATCTAATACTAAATCACCGACAGAATAACCTAACCCATAATATTGACCATTAGCTGAAGCTGTACCGCCACCTGAGAGAGAACCGCCACTTACCACAATATCATCCGCTACGATTGCACGTGCAACGTTTCCTGCAAATGGGTTAGTTGAACCATGTGTACCCATACCAGAAAATGATGTATCTGATTCGTTATAAAACGATTCTGGTCGAGTATTATTATCACGATCCACATAACGTGAACGCATTGCAAAGATTAATCCAGTTGGACCAGACATTGGTTGAACACCTAAAACATCATATGCCATTAAATTAGGCATAGTACGTCTAACTAGTGCGATAAGTACTGGATCCATTCCTTGGAATTGACCTTCACCACCAGGTACTGTTGGACTCATACCAGCACCAACTACGTTAGCTTCTGACATAATCAAACGTTCTTCTTTAACTGCTTTTTCTTGGTTTTCAAGTAAAATAGCACATACTGCTTTTTTGTATGGATCTGTAATTGGTGCAATATTTTCATGCTCTAGAACGGGTTTCCATTTTTTTTGTAATTCTTCTGATAAATGCATTTCAGTGTACATCTCTTTCTCCTTTAATTAATTTTTATTTTTTATATTAAATTATTATAATATGTTTATATATTTATAATTATTACTTTTTACATCTTGACAATGTACTTGCATAATAACTCATTAAGTCATTTGACCCTGTTACTTCAAGTTCTTCTTTCACCATAGGAGAATCTTCAATAGCAGTATCTGATGCATTTTCATCTAATATACGACTCTCTGTCACTTCTGATTCAGACGAAAAATAACTTTCAACAAAAATCTTTACTTTCCCTTTAAAAACTTCTTCTGAATTGAATTCTAAATGTTCACTCAATTTCTTAACTTTTTCCATTTGAGTTAATGTTAATCCTTCAGTTAACTCTGTGATAATAGTATCACGTTGAACTTTAACTAATTTTTCTGTTAACTCAATATTCTTGTTAATCTGAAAGTTTAAATCTTCTTGTAGTTTTTGTTCACTTTCTTTAGAAACTTCATAAATATCTAATTTATTTTCGGGAATATCAATATAATTTTCCTCAAAAACATTTTTAAGACCAGATATAAAATTTTCTAATATAGATGATTTAATACCAGATTCTATAGCTATTTTATTTTCTGATATCCATTCATCAACTGCATATGATAAAAATTTGTCAACATCTTCTAATAATTCAGTATGAATTAATTCCACTGATTCATTTAATTGTTTTTCATATTTTTCTTTATATTTTTCTTCTAATATTTCTAAATGTTCATTAATTTTAGTTAATACTGCCGATTCATATATACTTTTAACTTTTTCTTTATATTCATCTGTAAAGTCGTGACCAGATAAAATAGCATCGGTATCTTCAGAAATATCAATATCACTAGATGTTAATTTAAATATTTCTTCAGTATCTTCTACCACTTCTTCAGTATCTTCTACTACTTCTTCTGTATCTTCTACTACTTCTTCTGTATCTTCTACAGTGTTACTTGATGTTGGACTCATGCCACCACCAACTACATTTGCGTTTTCAGATACTTCTTCAGTATCTTCTACCACTTCTTCAGTATCTTCAGATTCATCAATTACATCAGTATCATCTACCACTTCTTCACGTAATTCGTTATATATAGATTTCCAATCAATACTATCCCAGTTAATACTGGAATAATCTTCAAATTGTTTTTTTAATTTAGTCATATTCTTTTCCAAATCACCAGCTGATTTAGACTTCAATGCAACCTTTAAAAGTTTAGCATCATTAAGAATATCTAGACTGGCCAATGACGTAGAAACCTTATCTTCTATCAAAGTTTCGTCATCTTTAATTGTTGTATCGTTGCCCATCAGTATCTCCCAATTTTTTATTTTAATTTATTTAGATATATATTATTTATAATATTTGTAATGTTATAACTTATTTAAAAAATCTTCAAATATTAATATTTTAGTTTTTTCTAAATTAGTCATTTTTTCACGTTTAATTATATTATGATAATCATTTATATTACATTCTTGTATAACACCATTATTCCAAACCCAATCTACTCCTTCCATTATTCCATTAACAAACGCATCAGGTGCTGATGGATCAGCGACTATATCAGCTGCAGTTGCTAAATAGAAATCATCTTGTACAGTATTAACACCTTTACTTGTATTAACCGTACCCATACCTCTAGAAGAAACACCTAGTTTAGCACCTTCATTTATTAAATTCTTTACAATAGATCCATATGGTGTTTCCGACATTATTTTAGCTTTTCCAATAAAATTATTACCATCTTGACGTAAGCTTTTAATTATATGTGAAACTCTTTCTAAATTAATAGATGGACCACTTGGGTGTCCAAGTTCACCAAATGCACGACCTTTGTTTATATAATTATCACGATATCGTTTAACTTCTTTTTCTAAAATTTCTGTCGGATATAATCTACCATTGCGATTTTTTATACCAGATTGTAAAAAAATACCTTCAATATATAAACTTTTAGATTTATCATCTTCTACAATATAACTTAAATCTTCATGAATTTCTGTTATAAGTTTCATGTCTAAAATCCCTTTCTCTTATTCATTGAAATCGAACGTTTTCTGTTGCTTTGGGATCTTTTCCCTTTACTTTTTCTTGCCGATTTCTTATTTCTAAGCTTCATCATTATTCGTTCTTTATTATCTATACGTACTTCTTTGCCATTTATGACTTTATATCCACTTTTAGTGGATATTTTTTTAACAACACGTTTCCCCTTTCTGATAACTTTTTTTCTAGTTATTCCTTCAAGTATCAAAAAATCTATAAAATTTTCCATATAATTACCTATAATTTATCTAAAATTATTACCAGAACCTTCATCGTCTTGATCTTTAAACTTAGGATCTTTTAATTCGTCTTTCATTTGTTTATCAATCTCTGATATATCATCAATTGTCATTTTTAATATATTCTTTCTAACCCAATCATGTGAATAATATTTACCAATAGCACCTATATTTACCATATCTGATATAATAGAAATACGATCACGCAATAATTCGGAATCTTGTATTTCATCATAATATGAATCTTCATTATATACAAAATTTATTTCATATTTAATATTATCCCATTCTTCCAATATTATTATATTCTTTAATATAAGTTGTTTCTTTAATAAATCATAAAACAAATTATTAAATTTATTCCTTAATCTTTTAATAAATCTATCAAATTTCATCTCATCTCTAGTTATTTCAGTAGCCCTACCTAACGCCATTGAATTATCTGATTCTAACCTAGATACTGGTACATTTAATGATTTATATAATTTCTTTTGAAAATATACTATATCTTCAATTTCACCTAAATTAGTACCACCAGGCAATGTTTCAATTTGTGCAGAATTACCTTCTCGTCTAGGAAACCAATAATCCTCTAACATAGACATATGATTTTTACCATCTTTAACTTCACCAGTAACACCATCATATACTACTTTATTCTTGTATTTATTCATAACATCACTAAGATATTGTTCAGCTTTCATCTTAGGTAAATTACCAACATCTATATAAAATACTCGTCTTTCTGGTGCTCTTGTATATCTATATATAACAGCAGAATTCTCAAGCATAACTAATTGATTTAAAGGTTTTATTGCCTTATGTAAATGCCCAACCGAATGATTCTTAGTAGAATTTCTCAAACCAGACGATATAAAACTTATAGAATCAAGTTCTATCGGAATCCCTTTAATATCTATATCTCTATCAACGCCACTCTCATTATATACATAATATTCTTTCACTGATTCAATAATATCCTCTGCATTACGTTTAACTTCTTTAATCTTTTTAATCTTTCTTGGATCAATTCTTCGTAATTCTTGTATACCTTCCTTACGTTTATTTGAATCTATTATTATATGATAATAAAGTTTCCCATCAATATACCAATTACGAAATATATCATATGACGACATATTAAAATCTAATTTCTGTAATATTATAGAAAATTCATTAGATATCTTTTCCGCTATCGGTTTAGATATCTTATCTGATATTGAAATTTTAATAATTTCAGAATCTTCAGTTATAACTGATTCCGAAACTATATCATCTATTGCCAATTCGACTTCAGCACTCATTGACATTTGACGATACTTATTTATTAGCTCATTATCACTTTTAAATTTATCATCAAAATTATAAAAGGAACCAGAAAAATTAGTGCTAGACACCATAGTGGAGTCATCGAGAACATTACCATCTTTCGGTACGAAAGATGGTAAACTCTTTTTCTTTTCTTTACCTAATGTAAATCCAAATAATTTCATAATATACTCACTTTAATTTATTGAGTTGCCTGAATAACACCGGCCACTTGTCCAACAACACCAGCCACTTGTGATATAGTACTAGAATCACCACGTGTCCATAAATCATACGCAAATGTCACAGTAAATTCCTCAATTTCATCATTAGTCCCCCAATTCAAATCAATAGCTTCAATTTCTGTAGGAAACAAATTTTTAAAATCATATAATGCAAGAGAATTACCACTTTTTCCTAACTGTTCCACCCAACCATCACGATATAAACCACTAAGATTAAGAGGATTAAATGTAGTTAGGTTTGCTTCAGGCATATTAATCATCTCCATCCATTCCTCAAATTTACTCCTAATTCTCCAACCTTCATCATTAATAACCGTTATCGTCCAATCCTCATATGTTCTATTACCAGGCACCTTTAAAATTCTACCCATATAATTAACATCAACAGACGCTATGGTTGATGCCGGTATATTCGCAGCTTTACACATAAACTCAAAATCAGACCCAATACCGCCAACATGAACCTTAAATAAATTAGGTCTGGCTCCTCCACCCATTAACGTTGTTTTAAAAGTATTAACATTAAACATTTTTTATTCTCCTTATTTTAAAATTATTCTTATTATATTTATATTTAGAATTTACCAACGACTTCATTAAACTCAACACCGGTAGCAACTGCAACAAAATTTAATTGAATAAAGTTAATTGAACGAGTTGGTTTTATGTATATATCACCAACAAATCTATTAGAATCAATAACTGTTGATGTATTATTAGTAGTATCACATACAACTTTAAAATCATATATTCCACGTCGTCCTTTAACATCACGTAAGAATGGTTCTACCATAGATACAAACTGAGATCTAGTGAAATCATCATTAAACTCAAATAGTGTTTGATTTGAAGCCGACTCTATTAATTTCTCTAAAACTATAAATAATCTACGAACATTAATTCTATCAAAGGATGTAGATTTTCTAGTGAATGTCTTATCACCGTACAATATAGTACCTTGTCCTGGGAAAGTACATACAGGATTTATTGACTTCTTATACAACATATCACGGTCTGTTCTATTTTGCGCAAAACGTAATTTAGTAACATTTTTAATACCACCACGATCAAACCCTGCAGGAGAGAACCATGGATCTCTGTCCTCATCAGTTCTAGACATCACACCCGCTATATCACCACATAATGGCAACCAGCGATAAGTGTCATTAAATACGTCATATTGATATTTAAAGTTAGAATCGGCAAATGCATAAGTCTGCATAACATGATCAGTCAATGTAAGTCTAACAGAATCAAAAAACGTAATAACGTCATCAACATTGGTTGACATTAATATATGTGGGGATAAAAGTGCCACAATATCTTTTCTCGAATACGCAGCATCTACTAAATTTGACAAAAACACCTTATATTCAGTTACATTTAAACCGTCACCAGCACCAAACAATAAAGATATATCAGATACTTCTTTATTCTTAAATGGTAATATTGCACGTATCCAATCACCGGCGACTAATTCACCGTCATTCCCATCCGCTAATATATATTCATGATCCCCACTTGACAAGAGGTTTACATAAACACGAATATCACCAACAAGACTACTATTCCAAACGTTTCTTTGTCCTAAACTTTCCCTATAAGAGTTTGGTACACCTAGTACCCATATTAACTCTGATTGTGCATTAATGGTATTAATCCAATTTGAGGTACCTGTTCCTTTAATAAGATTAATAAAAACCTCAGTGACTTCATTGTTGCCAAAATCATCTGTCCGTGTTATCACAACTGCTAAGTCATTAGACTCATCAAATATCATATCTAACTTATCTGACCATTGTGAATGTTCTATAGTGTCTATATCAATTAGATAAACTCTGATATTATTGCCACTTTTACCTGCATATCTGGCAGCAAAAATAGAATCACCAGTATAGTTATCAACCGTATCTTTATTTAAAACTAAAATTCCATTTGCAGTTCTAACATTATATATTGCACCTATACTTTCCAATACAAATTCACGTAAAACAACACCGTCATATAATGGATCAGTAATATATATACGTTCATTTGTAGTGCTATCTGGTAAAATACCATATTGTGATACTGAACTTAATTCAGAACCCCCTGAAAATAATTTAATAGAACCACCGGTAATTCTTACAGATGTAGGTAAGTTGAAGGTATCACGTTGTGGTACAACGACTTCAATACCAGTTACCGCAGTAAAAGATGCTTCGGGTAATAATACACTATAATCATATGTAAGTGCAGTTAAATCTAAATTAGCACCAACTGTCATACTAGTAACCACTATACTACTAACACCTGACGAATCTATTGTGACAGTAACTGTTAATACTGCAGGGGTTGCACCAGATGAAGTCACCGATATAGTTCCACCAGTGACTGCTTTTAAACCAAATGATGGACCAAATACGATAGTAGTAAGATCAGTAGGCACATCTAAAATACCAGATACAGTAGCAACCCACGTACTAGTTACATCACCAACTGGATTTTTTCTAAGATCTGGAAAATCTGCAAAACTAAGTCTTGCATCATCATTTAATATATCAATACTCCAAGGGTTAAAAGTATCACCAGATAATGGAGACACCCCTGTGGCATAATTATATGCCGTTAAAAGTTTTACCGTTATTGAATCATTAAGAGTTTCAAATACTGATGGTTGTCCTAATACATGAGTATAATTTCCTGTCCAATCAATAGGTACTCCAACTAATACATTATTTTCAGATAATGTAGTACCATTTGATGCTAAAGCCGCACCGGATCCATCATACTCTACACCAATTGCATGAGTACTACCAACATAAAACGATCCCATACTATATGGAGAACTTGTAAACTCCGAACCAAAAGTACCAGACCAACTAGAAGGTAAAAGTGACACACCATCATTCACATAATTATTGTTTGATTGTATTACACCGTTGGAATCGGTATTGGAAAAACTTATAAATTTATGAATAGTTTCAGCAGTTGGAGATGGTACAGAATCTACTGCATTTGTTGTTGAATCTTCATTATATAAACGTGATATTTTTAAATCACGTGAGTAACTTAGGTAATTTTTAGCAGTAAAAAACGACATAAAACTGTCATTTGTTGGTTTACCAAAAGTATCTTTTAATTCTGTAACTGTTGATACTGTAGTTACACTGTCAGATAACCCCAACGGTCCCCATGAAAATATACCAACTAAACCACCAGATGTTGTTGCGGTTTGTGGTACTGAGTCTGTTAAATCGATTTCCGATACATTTACTCCTGGACTAATTTGAAAAGCCATTTCGATCTCCTTATATGTTAATGGAATATTGTTTTATTTTATATACGATAATAATATTTATAATATTCCACATTCAGTCACCCTATATGGATTCCCAAACATCCCCAATTGAATCAACTGTTATTTCTTTTTCTTCCTTATTATTTATAAACCCAAATGGAAGTATTTGTTCTTCCATATATCGTACTCTTTCTTTATATAATTCTTCTCTAATGTTAATATCAGATAAATCCTTAAAATAATTATCAGTAGTTGCCCATGCAAACATCACCAAAGTATCTACCAAATCATCATTTCTACCACTATCTGCTTCAAATTTTAATCCTTTAGATATAAATGATGATAATTCATCAATAGTGTTAAAATCATTTACTATTAATTTATCTTCTTCTATTAATGATTTTAAGTTAAAACAACCAGTTTTTTTTGTAGCTTTTGTTGTTCTAACTCCTATATTGATATTCTTTCCTGTTTCATTTGATATAAATTGTCCTTTTCGTGGATCAGTTTTAGTGTATATCATATTAGGATACTCCAATTCTGAATGTAATATATCAGAAACTTGTGCCCCTATATCGTTTATTTCAACCAATATATAAGATTCATTATATAAATCTGCAACTAATTTAATAATATTTGGATATACTAATGGTGGAATTTCATTAGACCTATATGTTGCAACTTGAACATATGGTAATTCCGTAACGTCCAACACAGAAAATGCAGAATAATCACTCCCTCTTGCACGTGACACATCAACAGTTAACCAGTATATATGATTAATTATAGGATCATGATAAATAAATAATGTTCCATCATATTTTACTTTTATCGGGTTCATATATGATAATGACTTTAACTTACTACCCGTAATTAAAGTATTAGAACTACCTAAAAAATCACACTCAAACTCTTGTTGAAATTGTAATTCTGAAGTATTATTTATAGTTGTCTGTTTCCATTCCGCATCTCTGCCTGGAAGTTCAGACCAATGAACTTCTATATTTTCATAAGAATTTCTTTTATGTATTGAATCATTCCATAATTTATAAAAATGATTCATACCATATGGTGTAGATACTATGATTACTTTAGTGGATTTACCTGATGATATAGTAGGATATACTGAACGAAAAAAATCTTCCGCCATTTCATTAGGAACAAATGCAAACTCATCTAAAAAAAGTATATTAAAGGAACTACCACGTACAGCACTAGAAGATGTTGCAGAGGCTAGAATTTTACACCCATTTTCTAATTCTATATTAGTTCTATTCCAAACAACAACACCTTGTTGTAACCAAAATGGCAAATTCTCATAACTTCTTTGTAATCTTCCTAATAATTCTCTTGCGGTGGATAATTTATTTGCCAAAATAGCAATAGATATATCGTTATTGAATAATACCTGATGTAAAAAGAAACTAATACATGTAATAGATTTACCAGATTGTCTTGCCATTTTACATATAGTGAATCTAGATTCACTAAAAGTATGAATCATTTGTTCTTGAAAATCATATAACTCAAATGGTATTAATCCTTCATCTAAGTTAATTATTTGAACATAAGTTTTTATAAAATAGATAGGGTCGTCCATACATAATTTGTATTCTCTTACCGTTTCTTCAGTCCATTGTATCTCAACTTCTGGTGATTTTAATCTCGGATTTTTATTATATATCTCTGTCATTGTCTTTCATCATCTTCAAAAAATCCTTTGTATTACCAACAAAAACATTATTATTAACAACATTTTTTCTAGTAGAATCTTTAATATCAAGTTTGTCCATATTTTTTTGTAATATCACAAGTTCTTTTGTCAACTCACCTGTAGTTTTCAACAATTGTGATACTACCTCAAATGCACGTGGATGTTCACTTTCTTTAGCTAAAGAAAGTATTGATGAAATTGAATCTTCACCATTTCGTATAAGATTATGTAATGTATTTCTAGCATGATTATAATCATTCTTTATCTGTATGTCTCTACCTTCATCTATATCTGGCAAAGTTTCTATTATACTAATTTCATTATTATCAGATTGTGGTAATATTTCAATATCAAGAACTTTATTTAATTTCTCATCTATATTATTCATAATCAAGTATTAGTAATATCAGTTGAAAACCCATAATCATCAACGGGGGTAGCTGTTATAGGATCAGGTGTGGTAGTAGAAATTGATGCCGCACTATTATCAGAACCGGATACAGTTGAAGTGATTTCTCGTACAATTGGAATTTCTTTATCATTACCATATAAAAAACCTTTCATCGTAAAAGATATAGTCCAAGTAATTGACCTTTTCGTAAAGAAATCACCATCATAATCATCTTCTAATGATACCATATTTAATACCAATGGAGTATTTCTAAGTAAAGAATTACTAGATAATTCCTTTATAGGTATAGAAAATGATGGAGTGAAATATGGTAATATTTGTTCTAATATTTGTGTACCGTCATCTGCATTCTTTACCATTATAAATAAATCAAATTCAATATCATATGGAACTGGATTATATACAAATTTCTTTGATGTAGATGTTATACTATGGTTATGTCCACCGAGTTTAGATAATTTACGTTCTGAATCATATTGTAACGTAGTTATTTCAAATGCAATTCTAGGTAATTCTATAGTTTTATCATTACCATGAATTAATGCCAAAAATTTCTCACTAGGACCATATGCCAACGGCACTTTAATACTTTTTTGTATAGTATTATCAGAATTACGTCTTACTATTATTATATCATTAAAAATAGAACCAAATGCAATTACATAATTTCGTATTATACTATTATATTGTTCATCATTACCTAACATATTATATCCTATTAATAAGTCTCACTAAATGGATTTTTTACTGAAAAATCTATAACTTCATCAGCTTTACCATCAACACTAAAATTGTCATTATCAGCTGTCACGCTTGTTTCATTGAATATATATTCATGTGTTGCACCTAACATATATATAGAACCAGAAGTATCACCTTTCACGTTATTATTTTGAATAAAATTACCATTTAAATCTTCTAATTTCAATACCTTAGTACCATTATTCCATGATATAACCTTACCCGATGCTGTTAATGTATCAAAATCAACACCTTGATATACTATTTCATCTATAATAAAATCACCAGAACCAGAACCTAATGTAAAATCAACTGTTACTATATTGAGATTAACATTAACATTATCATCAATAAAGTCTAATCCGGTATCAACAACTTCATGTGAAAAATCAAATAATTCTGTAGTTATTTTATATATATATTGTTTTCCTAATTGAAAAAATGGAACATCATCTTCAATAAATGTTATTGAAAACATTTTATCAGCTAATGGGAAATATAATAAATCTCCAGGTAATGGTTGATCCATTCCAGTTTCATCTTGAAATCTTTCAATAGATACATGTGTTATTAATTGATCTTTGATTTCTAAACCAAATTTAGACAAAAAATCACCTTCACCCGCCCAACCATTTGCAGTTTCTATATACATCTCAATTAAAAATGAATCACGAAATTCAACTAATGTACGTTCATTAAAAATAGTATCTTCATTCACACTATCTCTTTTTATATAATAAAAATTCGCACCATGTATTTGAATAACTTCTGCAACTACATCAGATACTAAATTCTGTTCATGGACAATATCTACTTGATTAAATATAGGATTAACTGCCATATCTTATCCAACCATGAAATCGCAAGGCAATTCGTATTTTAACGACATTTCTTCTTGTAATTTATTAATCATTTCTGTGGATTCTGAAATTAATCTCGCACCACTTAACATGACACCACCTACCATTTCAACACCTTCATATTTAGATACATTTTCACCCCATTGTCGTTTTATCAATGCAGTTGCGTATTCTTTCAGCCATCTATCATTCCATACATCTGTATAAGTATCAGGGTTTAAGATTTTCATAACTTCAATAATTATAATATCACCTATAGCTAATTTATTCCAATCCATATCTAATGATAATTTATTTAAATGTCTATTATATCTAATAGCTATGTTATTAGTAGTATGTAATAAATCATTAATCATAGATATGTGTGATTGTGCCATTTGATATGATACTAAATCCAATTGATTTAAATGATAAACATCATTCAATCTCATTTGATATTCTATACTAAACATATTATTAGAATGCAATTGTGTTAATGGTATAACTCGTTTAACACCTATAATTGTATCATTAATTGGTATATATCTATTAGTGAAGTCGTCTTCAACTAAAATATGTTTCATAAAAACTTTCTCAACGGCATCATAATGATAATCACGATAGTATTCAAATGCATCATCCACACGATCTTCTATTTGATCGGTAGATACATTAATTGTAATTACACCTTTCCCAAGTTTACGTAAACAATATTCCTTAAAATCTTCTCTATTTAATAATGTGGGCATTATAGTAATCCTTTATTATTTTCCATTTATTCTATATTTATAATAATTCTTAAACACTAACTAAAAATACCAGGAGGTGACATAGATATTACCTCATATGAACCATAAACTTCATCAGTCGGAACTGTTGATATTATTAATTTTATTGGTGTGGTGCTAGACGATAAAGTAATACTTCTAGCAATTAATTCCGCACTGATGGCGTTGTTTGGATCATCATCCACATCATTACAAGTTAAAGTTAATGTAGCGCCATTACGAACCCATGTAAATCTACACCTCTTTAATGCTGAATACACACCATATGTATATGGATGAAATGCCCTCCATAAATCCGGTCCATACCCAGAGTAATCGGTAAACTCGACATACCATTGAATACCATTTCCACTAAGAGTATTATTATTTGCAGAAATCGCCCAAGATGATGGTATATCACCCACCGAATTAAAAGTAGTGAGTCCTAATGTTATTTGTCCGTAGTTCTGTGGTTTATTGCCAGCAATTACTATTGAACCAGAATCCCCATCATTAATAAAATCAGACATATATAGATTCAACCCATTATAAAAATTAGTAGATGTTGTCTGACTTGTTGGAGAAAAAACAATATATTCTATCGCAAAACTCAAACTAAAATTACTTATTGCATCAGCTACATTTGTTCCATCTGTCGATCTGAATGTCATACTAAATGAACCCGCATTTGCAGTATCTGTTGATGGGGTGAATGTATACACATTATCTACTGATGTCATTGTTGCAACAGTTCCCGTGTCGCCTATAACAGAATATGTTACTAACGCTCCTTCAGGATCTACTGCTACCGGTGTAACAACTATGGGTGTTCCATCTTTGGCAAATGAATATGACGCATCTGGTGTTGATGTGAATGTCGGTGTTTGATTAATCAATGCTACACGATACCATCCTGTTATATTTTCATCATATATGTAGAGTGATGTATTAGATTCAACATATGCTTGGTCACCAGTAGAACCCGTTGTTGGTAAATCGAGTGGTGTTAGATATACAGATAATCCACCTGATGTTGTTCCTGATGTAGATGCTAATGCTGTAGGTTTAGTCAGTCTTGCTCTTATAGTTGCATTGGCGCCGGTGTTATTAATTAGAGTTGTAGTCGTAGAGTCTGTGAACTGCACACCCCAATCATCGAATGATTCTAGTTGCCAGTATGCCGGTGACGCTGGTATATCAACTGCTCCGTATTGCACATCTACACGCAAGTCCCAATATAGCGGAACCCATGATGTGCCAGTTATTTTCAAGTCGGGATATGGGATTGAAATATCACCAGAATAAGTCATTATCCAAGTTTCATCAATTATTGTTGGAATAGAGCCGGGAAGTACTCCCTCACGAACAATGCCCAACAATACCCAAGTCGCTCTGCCATCAATCGACCCATACAACTTCGTTTCCTTTGTTGTCCTTCCGGTATTATTGCCCTCCGAACCAAATATAAAATCCCCACCGACAACAAACCCCAATGGATCGTCAGCGTGTATGACGATGTGGGCATCATCTTCTGAAGTTCCGTCATAATCCCAAACAAATTCAAATGGGTGATTTGGGTCACTATGATTGGTCATTTGATAATTGGTTAAGGGAGTATCTATCAAGACACCTAACCCCTCTGATCCTAACCAAGCAGAATGATATTTATCTATAATTACGGTATATCCACTTGCACCAGCAGATGTAAATATATTAGTCCAAGAATCAGGTAAAAACGTTTCATCCGTTGGTTGAACATATTTCTCTATATAAACCGAACGCAGTTCTTCCGTATCATCAGCGTGTGTTAATGCTAATGTAGCACCAGATACAACCGATAACGACTCATCATATTCTGTTCTAGTAGAATCATGGTTGTCCCAAATAACTCCAGCCGTATATGTTCCACCACCTGAACCGGAAACAGGTTGAACGCCAGAACCGGAAACAACTTCTACCCATTGAGCAGAGTCACTATCAACATAATGGATATACATTCGCATGGTTGTGGAATCTACCCACAAATCACCATCACTAGGAGTCGCCGGTGGGGTTTCTGAAATCTCAACTGAGGATGATCCTGGTATATTACTTATTGCTGTAGTTATATTAGTATCAACTTGACCCTTTAAATAATAATGACCATCATGACTATGTGTAGTATCTGACTTGGTTAATAATTTAGTATCTACTTGTGCAGAAGTGTCATATGCACTTAAATCAACTGATACATTACTTATTTCAGTATCTACTTCTGTCTTGGTATATGTTGTAGATTGATTAGCTTTAGTGCCAACCAATGCAGTCATTGTGGTAACATGGTTTGCATCATCACCCAATGCTGCTGCTAATTCATTTAATGTGTTTAATGTCTCTGGTGCTGAATCTACAATAGCGGAGATATTAGTATCTACTTGAGATTTAGTATATGTATCAGATTTATCAGCCTTCAATAAATCTGCAGCAGTTCTATCGGTTACTTCTGTCGCAAGGTTGGTAGTTATTACTGCATCTAAATTATCGACTTCTGTCTTGGTATACGCATCTATTGGAACAGAATTGACCCATTTAGAAGAACTGACATCATATGATAAAACATTTCCAGCAGCAAGACTTGATATATCAGTATCATCTAATCCATCTATGGTATATGTGACAGGTGTTTGGGTAACCCCACCAACTTTTGCAGTTTGAATTAATTTACCGCTAGCACTTGCAGTTAAACTTATTTCGTTACCACCAGTACCAATTTTAATAGATGGCATTTTAATACCATCTGCATCCGCCGATATACTTTGAGTGCCCAAATGTATTGTGCTACCAGACATATAAAGGTCGCGTATCTTCAATGCAGATGAACCTATATCATAAGTATCATTCGTATTAGGTAGTATATGACCGTCAGTTTCTGTCCAATTGACTAAACCACCAGCACCAACTTTAATTACAGAATCGTCTGATTTTTTTATATAAACATCACCATCGTGTATGTTTATTGCTAACTCACCAAGTTCTAAATCAGCAGATGCCGGTATTTTACCAGGCACACTACTTTTTTTATTTATGATGGATATGTTCTTACTTGCCATGTTATCTCCTGACTAAATTATAGAATTTAGTTTTAGAATTATTATTTAATATAGTATATACTAT